GTCTCCAAGCTCGGCGAGGACGCCACTCTGGACTCTATGCGTCCGAAGCCCAAACGCATCAACATCCAGAGCCTCATTGACGACTACCCCGACCTCAACGAGTTTGAGAACTGCCTTATCATCTTTGATGACTACGACACGTTCACGGGGGATGCCGAGAAGGTCGTCCACAAACTGATTGATGACCTCGCCACGATGGGTCGCCACACGCACACCACGATGCTCTGCCTCTCGCACTACCTCTCCAACTACAAGAAGACCCGTCTGATTCTCAACGAGGCGACGCACATCGTCGTCTACCCGCAAGCCACCAGCCACCACGCCCTCTCCTACCTCCTCAAGACTCACGTCGGTATGATGCCGAACGACGTGCGGGAACTCAAGAAGATGGGTCGGTGGGTCTGCGTGGCGAAGAATTTCCCGCAACACTTAATTTCCAGCAAGCACGCCCGTCTCCTTCACCAAGACTGACCGAACACGTGGACGCTTATCTTTGCTTCCAAGAGGACGCCCGCCACCCCATCGTCCTCGTTCCATCTTGTCCCGCACGTTGTCTGCCGTTGTCCCGACCACAAGATGGTCTGGGCGAACGCAACTCGGATTGTCGCACGTATGCCGAACGACCTTTCCCGTGATGTCTTCATCGGGATGGGCGAATCCATACGCAACCCGTGACGCCCGCCCACTCTTCCCCTTCCTCAACTGGAACACACCATACCCATCTCTATCCGAACACCCCGCCCACGTCCAACACCCATCTCCTTTCGTCGTCTTCGCCCAGAATCGGTCTTCCATTGCTAGACTGCGGTGTTTGTATGTAAGCAAAGAGTCTCTACCAAGAGTAAAGGATGAGTATCGCCAACTGGAATCCGACTGCCTACTACCTCGTCGGCGACTACGTCTACGACGGCAGTGGCGACGACTACTTTGCGGTCGCCAACAACCACGACGACCCTCCGCCATCGGCGAGTTGGGTTCTCGTGACGACGGGAACGTTCTCGCCCTCCTATGCCGAAATCGTCTCCAACACCACCATTCCTCTCCCCGCCACCTTCCAGACGACCATCACCTTCTCGGCGAAGAACATCGGCACACCCGACGTCACCCTTCCCAACCCGTCCAACATTCGGGTCGGCACGACGGGTGTCTATCGGGTCATCTTCTCGGCTCAACTGGAGAAGACGATGGGCGGTGGAACGGACGAGATTCAGATGTGGTTCACCATCAACGGCAACAACGTTCCCAATTCCAACAGCAAGGTTGACCTCACGCAACAAATCAACGCCGTGATGACGATTGAGTCCATCTTCAGTCTGACTGCGGGAGACACGATTGGTCTGCGAGGGTATACACCCGCTACGGCAGTGAGTTGTTTCGTGGTCGCCATCCCCGTAGACGCCAATCACCCCGTCTCCATCCCGTCGGTCATCGTGGACGTCCAACGCATCGCATAATCTTGAGGAAGGACAAAGATGTCCTACGCCAATTGGAGTGCGACGGCATACTATCTGTCTGCCGACATCGTCAACGAAGGAAGCACTGCCTACTCTGCTCTTGCTCCCAACATCAACAAGCTCCCGTCCGCCAACCCGCTCCTTTGGTCTCCCGTCTCCACACCGGGTGGGGGTCTCGCCAACGTTATCACCACAGACGGCAGTGGTATCCTCTCGGTTGTGGCGGGCGACACGGCGACACTCTCGTCGGCACTCGTCCACGACCCGAACCTCACTCTCACGCCGTCCGCACCCCCGAGCAAAGACCTTACCATTGGTCTCAACGCTGACCTCACCAGTATCCATTCTATCAACGACACGATTACGAGTGCCTATGGGTGGGTAGACATCGTGAGTCCCGACACGACGGCGACTATCGTCACGCAGAGGTTCGTCACGCCGTTCCCCATCATCTCGCTGACGTTCGTCAACGATGGCTCGCCGAACGTCCTCACGCCCTCCAACGAGGAGCTCTGGTATGATATCAGTGGTCCCGACCAGTTCACCATCAACCTCTCGTCCACCACCCCCGTTGTGGGTATGAAGTTCGTCGTGGCGTGGAATCTCTTGAAAGCATAACAAATGAGTGTCTCCATAGACGGCGACATCCATTGGAATGACCGACTGGAGGAATACTTCGCCTCCACTGGCGAGAAGGCTCATTGTCTGTCGTGGATTCACAAGAGGGCAGAGGAACGCTATGCCCGATTGCGAACGTGGATTGACCTTCCCGTCATCGCTATCTCATCCATCACGGGGTTCTTGAGTGTAGGGTCGTCCCAGATGTTTGGAGACAACCAGATGGCGGTCTCCGTTGCGTTAGGTCTCTGTTCCCTTCTGGTGAGTGTGCTGAATACGACGGGGACATACTTCGGGTGGGCGAAGAGGGCAGAAGGGCATCGCATCTCCTCCATTCAATACGCAAGACTTTATCGTTTCCTTGCGATTGAGATGAGCCTCCCCCGAGAGGAACGGATGACCCCCGCCGACCTCCTCAAGCATACCAAAGACCAGTATGACCGCCTTCAAGAGATTAGCCCTCTCGTGCCTCCGTCGGTCATCGCCGACTTCCAACGGCGGTTCAAAGACCCAAAATATGACGCAATCTCTCGTCCAGAGGATGCGAATGGTCTAGAGAAGATAGAGGTATTCCCTCGTCCGCAAACGCCTTCAGCAAGAATGCGAAGTCTTCCTTCGGGAACAAGATGGGATGCTGATATCGGAAGTCCCGTCGCACTGCCTCCAGCACCGACAACGCATCCGAAGGCGACAGATACGTCGCAAGCGACGCTAGTGCTTCGCAACCCGCTATCTGTGGCGGATACGACCGCTCCCGCACCAGCTGAACGAGCCATCGCTCCGTCCACCGAATGATGACGTCGCCGACTGCTCCTTTGTAGTCCAGCAACTCACGACACACGGGAGGCGTCAGAACCCGTTTCTCGGGCTTGATGACTTCCTCCTTCACCTCCTTCGTCCTCTGACGACCCTTCAAAGGGTCTCCGTAGCTACTCATTCTCTTACTCTCTAACAAGAATGAGTGGCGGTGCGTTAGAACGAGTGAAGGAGTATCCCCTCTCCGATGGCGACATCCGCCGTATGCTCGGGGGCACAAAGATTGTGACCTATCCGCAACTGAAACGTCTGCGGACGATTGATGACCTCTTTGACGAGCAAGGTCGGGCATTGGTTCTCTTTCTGACCGAGAGTCCGACGGAGGGTCACTGGGTCTGCCTTCTCAACAAGAAGAAGGGCATTGAGTTCTTTGACCCCTACGGCGACACTCCCCAAGAGATTAAGGAAGAGCTTCCCAAGAGCAAACGGGAGTCTCTGGATATGGAGTCGCCTTACCTTTCTCGGCTTCTCAAGGCGAGTGGTCGTCCCGTCTTCTACAACACCTTCGCCTTCCAGAAGACCAAACGGGACGTCAACACGTGCGGACGCCACTGCGTTGCCCGTCTGCTCTACGCCCCCTACTCACTTGAGAAGTATAAGAGCATCATAGACCAGAGTGGGATGTCGCCCGATGACTTCGTAAGTGGGCTGACTGCGTCTATGCTCGGGAGATAATCTGTCGGGGTAGAAGCAAAGATGCTTCGGTCTAGCGTAGAGACGAAGGGTGGCGTGACTCCCGACTACCCCGACTATCTTTACTACAATGCGGACATCATCAACAACACGACCGCAGACCTCGTGGCGGGTGCGGTGGTTGTTGACCCGCAAGTCCGTTTCAACGAGACCCGTGATACCTCGCTCATCAAGAATGCGAGTGAGTATTACTTCTCTATCGTGCGGTTCACGATGAATGGTCCCAACAAAGACCTTCCCCTCTTCATTCCCGACATCCAAGAGTCTACGGGTCAGACCAACGTCAACCTCACGACCTACTCCCTCGCCATTCCCTACGCCCAGACGTGGAATGTGAGTGGCGGTCGCACGATGGCGTTCAGCATTCGCCCGCCGTCTCGGTTCGTCCAGTATCGGTCGGAGACCCAGAACCCGTTTCTCGCCCCGCTTCCCCGTGCTCCCGCCAATCCCCGTCTGCGAGGGCAGTTCAACGTTCCCGCTGGCTCGGTCTACCAGATTGGTGACGTGGTCTCCACGACGCCCGCTGGCGGTCTCTACGGCATCTTTGCGGGTCCCTTCTTCCAAGTCATCTCCCCCCAGCAGTGGACGGCGAACCGCCCCTACAACATCGGCGACTTCGTCCAGTTTCAAGGCGTGGGCTACACGGCACTCGTCAACAACCCGAACCCCGTCCTCGTTCCCCCGCAGAACCCCGCCCAGTGGGCGTTCGGCGTGACGGGTGTTGCCCCGCCCGACCCTCGCTACTGGGAAGCCATCGGCACGGACAACGGCTCACCGCAAGACCTCTCGTCTCGGTATTACTGGGTCTACACCTACCAGCAGTGGCTTGACCTCGTCAACACCACCATCCTTGACCCCGCCCAGCTGGCGTCTCCGCCGGGCACTGCCTCCACGTGTGCGATTCAAGACACCTACAACGAGTTCGCCATCCAGTGGGCGAATGCGGGTCTCGTTGCTCCCGCCGACCCGTTCCCGTTTGCGACTCTCCAAGACTTTGTGAATATGGTCGTCCCGCCGACCATCGTGCGTGACCCGACCAGTGGTCGCTTCACCATCAAGGCGGACTCGGACGGCTTCGGTGACCGCCTCCTCACCTTCACGCCTCAAGCCTACGTTGCGGGACCGCCGGGCGTTGCGGGTCAGCAGACGCCTCCCGTCTTCCGCCTCTTCTTCAACTCCAATATGTATGGTCTCTTCACCAACTTCCTCAACATCTATTGGAACACGACCGACCCGACCATCGGTCCCTTCGCCAACACCCCCGTCTGGCTCTCGTCGGCGGGTCCCAGCTCGGGACTGGTCGCCACGCCGAGTGGTTACGCCACCGAGATTCGCTTCCCGAACAAGTTCTACCAGAACGTAGAGGACTACCGCCTACCGCCGTTCAGTGGCGTCGCCCCTCTGGGGTATGCTCCCGCCCCCATCAACGGCAAGGCGTTCTGGCTCAACGAGCAAGAGTATCGTTCCGACGACACCCTCTGGTCGCCCATCTCGTCCATCGTCTTCACCTCCACCCTCCTCCCGACCCGAGCCGAGCAGACGGGTCCCCCAGTCGTTCTGGGAACGGGCAACAACAACCCGTCCGCCCCGACGTCCCAGTCTGCCTTCCAGCCTATCATTACGGACATCGCCCTCCCGATGGAGACGGGTGCGTCCGCCTACCGCCAGTTCCTCTTCTACGCCCCGACCGCCGAGTATCGCCTCACCGACTTCTCGGCGTCCAAGCAACCCATCCGCAACATTGATATCCAAGTCTACTGGAAGAACCGCCTAGACAACAACCTCTACCCCGTCTCAATGTTTAATCTCTCGTCTGTCTCCATCAAGGTGATGTTCCGCCACAAGGATGCGATGACGGGGGGTGACGACAAGACGATGGTGTCTCTGTGAGGCAAAACGAATTCACACACACTATGAAGTAGTCAAGCAATGGAATCCACAATCCCGACTCTGCCCGTCGTCGCCTTCCTCTACAAGCTCGTCATCGGCGAGAAGTGGTATGTAGGGTCAAGCAGAGAGAGCATCCAGTCACGGATGGCGAAGCACTACCAACAAGGCATCGCCACCCCCACTCGCCGACTCTACAAGGCAGTCGCCGACGGGGGTGGTTGGCTCAACGTGAGAGTTGAGATTCTCACGACATTCGCCTTCACGACAAAGGAAGACCTCTGGCGTGAAGAGAACAAGCACATCAACACCGCCGACCCCAACTGCCTCAACTCGTTTCGGGCTATCCTCACGGAGGACGAACGGAAGGAGCAGAGAAAGGAGGTGTCGTCTCGGTGTAAGAAGGCACTCTACGCCCAACGTCGCCAAGACCCCGAGTGGGTGGCGAAGGAACGGGAGAGGCAGAAGGCACTCTACGCCCAACGGAAGGACGACCCCGAGTGGTTGGAGAAGAAGAGGGCAGTCGCCCTTGCCTCCTATCATCGTCGTCGTGCCGAAAAGATTGTCGCCGATGATAGACAAACACGATGAGTGGCGACATTGAGAAGCTTGCGGTTTTTGATTCAAGAATCGTCCAAAGTCGTCCCAAATACGCTGTGGAGAAGGGTGCTCTGTCCCTCACCAACGCCCCCTTCAACGCCATTGCGGCGACTGCGTCCCAGCACACCTACAACATCTACGTGCCGTCGGAGAACGTCTACGTTGACCGGGCGGTGGAGTGGTCGTCCACGACCTACCAGCAGTTCCAAGTCGCCATTCCGGGCGGTCCCGTCGTGGTCGGCGAGCCGATTGTGCGTGCGGGTGTTGACTTCGCCCTCCGCTCCTTCCCGCTGAACGCCCTCTGCTCCACGCTGACGGCGACCATCAACGACACGACCTCCGTCATCAACACCCAAGACGTGCTGAACGAGGTGCTCCGTCTGACGGACTACGCCAAGAACCGCACGCAACGGACGTGCCCGACGATGCTGGACTCCTATGCGTCCTACAACGACGCTGCGAACGCCCTCAACAACCCGCTGGCGGGCTACGAGAACACCCCGTCGTCCTCTCCCGACAAGGTCCCGAATGGTGCGTTCTACAACCTCGTCTTCACGGATGCGACGGGCACGCCGATGTCGGCTTACCAAGCGGGTCAGCGGTTCGTTGCGGGCGTCCCCGTTGCGGGTCCCGTTCCCCAGCCCGTCGTGCCGGGCGTCCCCGACCAGTATGTGCTCGGTGCGGGTCTCGTCCCGTCCTTTGACGGCGTGTCTCTGGGTCCCTACTCCATCTTCATCCGCTGGCGGTCTACCGAGAAGCTCGTCCTCTCGCCGTTCGTCTTCTCGGACGTCCACGAGTGGGACACGGGTCTGTTCGGCATCAACAACATCCAGCTCATTATGAACCTTCGGGACAGCACCCGCACTCTCCGCACGACCACGCAAGGCGGTCGCACCATCTCTGCGATTGGCTACAACACGGGTGTCTCGGGTGGCTCGGTGTTCCAAGACTCGGTCGTGAACGTTCAGTTCCTTACCCCGTCTCTGGACGTCCCGCTCCCGCCGAAGTCTGTTGTGCCGTATATGGAGTTCCCCCGCTACATCACGCAATACAACCAGACGCCCATCCAGCCGGGTCAAGTCGCCCAGATTCAGTCGCAGACCATCACGCTCCCGCAGATTCCCGACCTCTTCATCATCTACGTGAAGCCGTCTGTGGCTCTGACGTCTACGGATGCGGACTACTACCTCCCCGTTGCGACGTCGGCGGATGGTGTCCGCAACCCGCTCTCCGTCAACTTTGATAACTTCTCGGGTCTGCTCTCGTCCCAGACGGCGGAGCAACTCTATGGGATGTCTATCAAGAATGGTCTTGAGATGGACTGGAATCAGTGGGCGGGCTACGCTCACTCGCAAGCCCCGACGGCTTACCCCGCCTCCTCTGCGGGTGTCGGTCAAGGTCGTGTCCCGCTCACGGGTGGTCTGCTCGTCCTCAAGCCGTCGCAAGACGTCACCCTCCAGACGGGTCAAGCCCCGTCGCTGGTCGGCAACTTCACCTTCCAGTTCAACCTCTCCGTCAAGAACACGACTGCGGTCGCCCAGTCCCCCGTCCTCTACGTCATCACCGCCAACTCTGGCTTCTTTGAGTCCATTCGTGGCTCGTCCCGTATCATCAAGGGTGTGCTGTCCGAGCAAGACATCATCTCTGCCCCGCTCGCCCCGATGGGGACTCGGGCTGACCTTGAACGGCTGGTCGGTGCGGGTATGTTCGGTCGCCTCGCCAACGTGCTTTCAAAGGCTCGTGACGTCTACCAAGCCACGAAGCCGTATCACGGGGCGATGATGGATGCGGGGAAGGCGGCGATGGGTGCGATGAGTGGCTCTGCGATGTCGGGTGCGGCGATGACGGGTGGTGCGAAGAAGGGCAAGCTCTCGGCTCGGCTGATGTGAGAAATAATCCAAGCTCCTAACAAACAATGGCGTCCGCAAAGCTCGTGATTCCGGGTTCGCAAGGTCCCGTCATCCTTTCTACCAATGGAGTGCTCTCGTCTCCCGAATTCGTGGGGAGTGGTTCATCGGGTCTGAAGACCCAGTTCTTCGGCAACACGGCTACGCCCGTTGAGGGTGCGACGATTGCCCCGCAGACTCACTCTCACGCCAATGCGGGTTACACCATTCAGCTGATGTCTCCGTCTGCGGGTGGTGCGGGTATCGCCAATCTGGATGCGTGTGTGATTCCGACGTGGGTTGCGGGTCAGTCCTACGTTCAGTGGGCGGTCGTGTTTGACCCGCTCGGTGTCGGCTCACGGGCGTATGTGAAGTTCACGGCGGGGACTCTCGCCCCGAACACGACTCCGCCGTCGTCTGATGCCGTCAACTGGCGTCTGACCGAGACTCCGGGCACGTCCGCTCCGTCTCTCATCACGGGCAACTTCATCACTCGGGGCATCTGGAACTCGCAGACCATTCGTGGCGACCAGCCCGCCTCCATTGAACTGCTCCGTGATGGTGCGGGTGCGACGGCGACTGCGGTGCTGACGGGTCGGTCTGCGGACGGCACGACCATCCCCGATGGTGAGCTCCGTGTGAACGGCGTTGTCTCGGCGGAGGGTCTGGTCTTTGATAACATCACCCACATTGAAGACCCAGCTATCGGCGGGGGTCAAGACG